ACTCCCATTACCACTTAATACATCTGCTGCCACACCACCGATATTTGTAAGATTACTTCCTGCAGGACCTGCTATAGCTCCAATCTTTTGACCTACTGGCATTTTCTTAGGAACATCATCTCCAAAAATAGCTCTCATTCCTATTTTAAAATCAGATATTTTTTCTAATGAATTATTAACATCTGTGAACCAACCAAGTGTTCCACTTCTGTCTATTGCATTGATTAAACCTTCCATGAAGGTATCTTCTTTTTCAATCCCATACTGTATTTTCTTTGCTTCATTTACAAAGTAAGCAAGACCAACCATTAAGAAAGCACCTTGCCAAAAAGCTTGGTCTTTTTCCTGAAGACCTGAAGTTAACACTCTTACTGTTGCTCCTTGTCCATAACCTTTAAATTGAGTAATAAGCGAACCAATTTCAGTTGATGTCCATAAAGCTCTGTCTCCAGCTCCTGGGGTTACAATAGTTCTGTCAACACTTTGATTAAGAGCTTTTCTAAATTTCATTGCCATAGTTCTGTCAGTCCATAACTCTGTATTAGGCATCCATTCGCCATCAACCTTTTGACCTTTGTTTCTAATATTCATCTGCATAATCGAATGATCTTGCTGATTAATACCATTAGCTAAAAATTTTTCTCTTTGTCTTTTACTTAACCGACCCCAAGGTCTCATAATGTCTTGTGTCATTCTCATCATAATAACATTACCTGCGAATGATTTAATTGTTTGGTTCCAGTAATTCAGACCATTAGCTAGAAAAAACATACCTGTTGTTTTATTAAGACCTCTTTCAAAACCCATTCTACTTCCAAATAAGTCACCTACATCAGAAAATGCTGAAGCTCTTAATCCTAATATTGCATCAGCTGCAATTCCTGCTTGTCTTAATTCTTTATCCGAAAGTTGCTTAATGATAGTAGAGCTTTGCTTAAAAAAATGTTTTAATCCCTTTTCGTTAAAGTTAGTAAAACCTTCTGTCATTACAACTCTTCCAATGTCAGGGATTGATGACAATGTAGCACTACCCATTCCAACAAGTATGTTAAAGCTTTTCATACCTCTTACAAATCGACTAGAGAGTTGATGTGGGTCTTTAGATGCTCCGTAAGTTCCTCTTATTCTATCTCTTAAGCCTTTAATATCACGAAGATCATTTTCCATTTTAGCTTTTAATTCTCTTCTGGTGTTTGCATCTGGAGCATCGTTCATCAGCTTTTTATATTCATCAACCACATCATCAAGAAGACCTCTCATATTTATGTCGCCAAAAGCTCTTGTGAGTTCTATGTCAGTTCCCATTGTTTTAGTGTGATGTCTTAAAATAACTTCAATATCGTTTTCAAGAAACTCTTCTATTAAGTCATCTTTAATTCCAAAAGTTCTGGCTTTTGAACTTCCAGCTTGGGTTATCCAATCTATTTGAGAAGCATCATCTAAGTCTAAATATGGTTTTCCATGAGTTACTTCGTCAAGAACACCTCTTGCAGCTGCACTAGCTTGAGTTGCACTCATTCCTTCGTTAGTCATAAAATGATTTTTAGCTATTCTTAAAAATCCTTCTTGGTTAGCTAAAACCTTATCTTGTCTGAATATTCTTGTAAGATACTCTCCACCAACATTTACTCCATGAGTTCTCATTCTTGTTAAGTTGGCTAAAGCAGTATTAAGCTGATCTTGAAGAGCTGTTTTCTTTGCAGGATCAGTTGCTTCTGATAATTGTTTTTTTAGTCCTGCAATTACTTTCTGAGCTTGTCTTTCAAACAATCTAACACTTACTGCTTCATCACGAATATCGTTAAAGTGTTTTCTTAATTCTCTTGCAGAAGCATTTACAAAAGGTGTTGCACCGTCATCAATAGGGTCTACATCTTTCCTTCTCATTGCTTGAGAAACTCTTACACGAAATTCTGATTGAGTTAAAAATGGACCTCTGTCACCTACCAAATCAGAAAGAGAAGTTTTAATCATTTGCAATGATCTGCCAATGTCACCTTCTTTAGCTACAATATTTCTATATGTTAGATATTCTTTGTCTATCTGTTTAATGCCTTTTAATAAGCCAGGAAGCCACCTTGCTCTAAAAGTTGTTTCTACCGATTGATCTGTTTCTTCAGGAATCCTACCTCTAACCTTTTTTTGTATCATTCCACCAATGTCTACAAGTTGAGGAGCAATCTTACGAGAAACCCAATTATCACTTTTAAGAAGTCTTATTGTTGGGTTCCAGCTTAGTTTTTCGAGACCAATACCAGTTTCTGCTAATGCATCTCCTTCCATTGTAGCTCTTGCTGTTTCTCTAGCTCTTGATGGATTTGCAGAAGCTCCTGCTGATCTGTATATTTGGTCAGAATCTGTTGAAGATAAAAGCAAAGATTTACTACCTGCAGAATAAGCCTTACCACCTAAAGCAGCTGTAAGAGTTCCACCTATTAAAGAAGCTCCAGCAAGTGCTATAGCAGCATGACCAGCATCTCTTGAGTGAAGTTCTTGTACAGATAACAGTTCTTCTGGTGCAATAACTGCTGAAGTAAACAAAGCTCCTTTTGCAAATCTGTTCCAAACACTTCCTGATCTTAAAACACTAATAGGAGCTAATGGTGCAAAGGTTGTAGGACTAAATAGAGAAGCTGTCATAATAGGATAAAAACTTGATCCTGTCATAAGCATTTCCATATCTTCCATATCGTTTCTGTACCATTTAAGCTTTTGAAGAAGCTCTCCTTCACTTGCAACATTCATAAATCTATGTCTGTGATTTTCTGGTACTTGTTGAATGTATCTGCTTTTTAAAGCATCATATCCTTCTTCATCGTTCCAGTTTTGACTCGCAACAAGGTTTCTGTACAAAGGTTCAATAACGTTAAACTGTCTGAAAGCTCTTGCAAAGTTTCCTGAACCATCGTGGGAAAATGGAAATATTTCTTTATCAAGAATGGCATTTTCAGGTGTTATCTCATAAGAAACATCTTTGTCATAAGTAAACATCTCTTCCAATAATGTTTTTGGCTGAGGCTTTGGTGGAGGCAACTCTTCCGTTTGAGGAAAAGGCATTGACTGAAAATAGTCTCCTTTTTCTGTCATTAGTAATCAATCCCAAAAGGAATTATGACTTTATGTAAAAAATCCTGCCAAGCATCTTCATGACCTTTAATTTGATCTGGTGTAATAGGTTCAAATCCATAACCCATTAAAGTAGAGCCAGCTTTGTTATAAAGGTGCAAAATATTTATAAGTGTTCTTTCTGTTTCTGTAGCTCCAATATCCTGATATTTTCTAATAAGCCTTGCTTGAATAACATCGTCCATTCCAGGGATCATTGTCCAAATCTTTTGCATGTAAGCAAGTTGAGTTGGATCAATATCTCCTGATTTAATCTTCTTTATTTGATCTATTCCTCGTTTGTATGATTGTTCATCGTGAGAATTTTTGTATTGATAAGAATAACTATTGGCAACTAAAATTCTGTTACCATCTCCCATATCCATAAAGACACTATAATCAACCTCATCTCCATATGCAGGATTTGCAACATATGTAAAATCTTTTTGACCAAATACTTCTAGTTGTTCTTCGCTTAGCATAACTCCGTTTACTTCATTTAATCTATTAAACATTTGGAAAAAGTTGTGATCTACATCTGTCTTTTTAAGAACAAGACCTGGGGCAACCTTATCAACTTTAGCTTGAAAGTTTTGAAGATAAGGGAACATTTCAAGCGTTACTGTACCATCTGCTTGTTCAACAAATCCTATATTAGATCCTTTTTCTCCTAACGTAGATATAAAAGCAGCTCTGTGACCATTAGCATCATTAATAGCATTTCCATGGACTATCTTGGCTTCTACACTTTTAACAAGCCAATCAAACAGTCGTGGGTTACTATCAAAAATAGCTTGGCTTAAAGAAACACCTCCTGCCTGATCTCTAAAAGTATCAACCATAGCTCTTTGTTGCTGTGAAAGCTGATCGTTTAAAGCAGAGTCTTTCCAAAGTCTTAAACCTCCTAATGTCCAAGAAATCCATCCTTGTTCTTTAACTTCTGAAAAAATAGTCTTCCAATATACATCTGGGTCCATTCCTTGAGGAACTATTGCATTTTGCTTTCTGTTAGCATCATCTTTTCTTGCTACTGAAAAAGCTTCTCT